GCGCAATAATTGTCTAAAATCATTAAATATAGCTAGAACAGCTAGAGATATATTAGGTGGAAATGGTATATCAGATGAATATCATATAATTAGACATATGTTGAATTTGGAAGCAGTCAATACATATGAAGGAACACAAGATATTCATGGACTAATTATTGGAAGAGGTATAACAAACCTAAATTCATTTTAACTATATAAAAATGTAAAAATAAAATATAAAAAAAATAAAAAAATAAAAAATTGATTTAGATATAATAATAAATAGACTACTATATCTAAAATAATGTTGAAAAGAATTATACTACAAATCCAAAGAGTATTCATAAACTCATACAACAAACCTCCTCCGCTAGGAAGATGGAAAATTGAAACTTGTAATAAAAAACTAAATAATAAAATAGATTTAGCAAACGAAGATCATTGTGGAACATGTGGTAAATATTTGAAAAATATACTAAATAAAAATGTAAAAATAAAATGAAAAAAAATAAAATGAAAAAATAATAAAATGTAAAAAATAAATTTCAAACAATATTTTCATTAGCGTAAGACATTTACAAATCGAATAAAATACATATCATTATTACCATCAAGAATAAATGGCCTCTCTAATTGTGAAATAAAATCAATAAATTCTATTTCACGATTAAAATGAATATTATAACCATTTAACTGAATATAAAATGTTGAAGTTTCTGGTTCTTCAAAAATACGTATTTCTCTAATAGTTTTATCCGCATATTTTTCCTTGAAATCAGACGAAATATTCATTTTGTCTTTTTTACAAGCTTTGTCATATTTTAATTTGGTATTTTTACATCCCATTTACACTATATAATTATTATTTTTCTTCTTTAAGTACTTTCAATTATATATTTATTTTGCCTACTTAAAGCCGCTATACTACATAATGTAGGGAAAATCTTTAAATTCTCGAAATTTGAGTGAAAAATAGGTCCCTACATATGAAGGAAAATTCACTATTTTTGCAAATGGAAAAGTATTTTAACTTTTTAAAAATGGACAAAAAAAATGTCCAATTTTGAAAAGCCAAAACACTCCTGACTGACCGATTTTTTTAAGACGATAATAAAAATTTATCGTCACAAATTAAACCAATAATTTTAAAATTATGATGATAAAAAAATTTATATTTTTTGTAAAAAAGGATTTAGGCGTTTTTTTTTATCATTAAAGTATAAATGGATGATAACAAAAAAACGCCAGAAAACGCCAAAATATTTTATTGCGAAACATGTGACTTTGAATGCTGTAAAATCAGCGACTGGAACAGACATATTTTGAGACGAAAGCATATAAAAAGCGCAAATGATAACAAAAATGATAAAAAAAAAGCGCCAAAAAACGCCAAAGCAGAATTCATGTGCGACTGTGGCGCTGTATATCAATACCAGTCAGGACTATCGAGACATAAAAAAACGCCGTGTAACAAAAAAAACGCCGAAAATGACAATAATATTTACACCAATTTTAGTAACATTACTTCACTAACTAATCTTGTTTTGGAAGTTGTAAAACAAAATAAAGAATTGATAACATTAAATACTGAATCGCAAAAATTACATAATGAATCACAGAAATTAAATAATGAAGCACAAAAACATAATCAAGAGCTTACTAATAAGATAGTTGAAATGTGTGGAACTACAAATAACAACACATTAATCAACAATCATTGTAACAATAATAATAAAACATTTAACTTAAATGTATTCTTAAATGAGACGTGTAAAGATGCCATGAATATAAATGATTTTGTAGATTCGCTTCAGCTTCAATTGTCTGATTTAGAAGAAGTAGGTAAGCTGGGTTTTGTAGACGGTATTTCGAATATAATAGTCAAAAATTTAAAAGCTTTGGACGTACATAAAAGACCAGTCCATTGTGCTGATAAAAAGAGGGAGGTTATTTACATTAAAGATGAAAATAAATGGGAAAAAGAAAATGAACAAAAACAAAAACTCCGTAAAGCGATAAAACGAGTAGCATTGAAAAACGAAAAATTGTTGCCTAAATACAAAGAGCTTCATCCGGGATGTAATTATAGCGATTCGAAATATGCGGATCATTATAGTAAATTAGTAATCGAAGCATTCGGTGGTTTAGGTGATAATGATATTGAAAAACAAGACAAAATTATCAGAAATATAGCTAAAGAAATAGTAATTGATAAGACGATGTAAATTATAAGACGATGTAAATTATAAGACGATGTAAATTATAAGACGATGTAAATCAAATAAAATCTAATAATTAGATGGTAAAGGTCCATCCGTAATAAATTCACCAGTAACACCGTACGTCACAGGATAATTAGGCATAAATTCTAGTTGATTTGGTTTATATCTTCTATTAAATAGTTCCTGCCCTTCATTAAACGATTTACCCCAAGTATCAACACCAAAATTTGGCTGAGGTGGTTGTGCGTACATATCATTTGTAATTATTTTCTCTCTAGTTCCATATCCGCTTGTTAATGGAGAATAATTAGGAGTAACTCCGACGGTTAATTTGCCAGCATCATTTGTGCCAGGAACACATTCTTGTGTTTTAGACAATAGATTGGTTTTAGATTTAGACAATGAAGGTGAATAAGGTTGACAACCAGGACAATCAATATCAGCCAAACACTGCTGTCCTGTTATAGCACATCTTGCGGTTGGTCCACAAAAATTTTTACAACTATATGTAGTATTTAACGGTAAATCTACTGTATGAGTGGTATTATCGGTGTTATTTTCACGTGAATAGAAGGATTCTACAATATATTTATTCGCAGCTAAATAATCAATCATTCTAAAAATAACCAATAATAATATGAATGCTGTAAAAGGTAAAATAAAATTGTTGATTGATAATTTCATATAATAAATTGATATTAAATTTTTTATATTAATTTAATATAAGTGATGTCAGATTCAAATAATGATACAAGTGCTATAGATGAAAAGAAAAAAAAAGATAAAGAAAAACCATCCATCAATTTTGTATCTAATATAACAAGCTTTATAACTTTTGTAATAGGAGCAATTCTTATAATCTTATTATATTTTTCAAGCAGCGGAGTCGTTTTATTTATATGTAAATTAGCGCAATCAAATATATTACCAACTGAAGCGAACTGTTATCCTTATACGAGCAATCAACCTAATATAGAAAAAATAAAAACAAATATTTTTACTGATAAAGAAATGTCAATGAAATTAGAAATCCCAATTGACGGTAAAAATTCGAAATATGGAATTATAGAAATGTTTAAGAACTATAAAGAGAGATCAAATTCACACTTTTTAGCAAATTATCTAATCTCTATTATTGAAAATTTAATGCAATTTAACTATTCAATCATCAATAATAGTATGAGTTTCTTAAATACTTTGCCAGAATCAGTAATAATAGGTATTTGGCCGCCTGTGATATTATTTGTATATATGTTTTCTTTATTATTAAATTTGGTATATTTTATTTATTTATGGTTTGCGAATATGTATTGGTTCTTTAAAACAAATACAAATGTTTCTGGAGAAGGTAAACCACAATGGCAAGATGTAATATTATTTAGCGCTAATCCGCTGAACTGGATAAGATGGTGGATAGGTTTTTGGTTGGTTATGTTTTCCTTGTTTGGATTCGCACTATTAATATTTGTTCCATTTATAACATCCTTCTACTGTATATTTTCATGTCTATTTTATAGAGGAACATTAAATGGAAAAACTGTGTCGCCATTTTCACTTATTAAAGAGATAATAAAACATTATAAAATAACTATTGTAGGGTTAATAAGTTTTTTTGTTATTTTGTCCGCGTTTTCAAATTTGGGTACAGTTGCTGGTATATTTTCCATTATAACTATTTTACTGATTTACTTTGGTAAAATTGGAATTAATATTTTTAAACCAATCCCAGAAATAAATTTGTCGCCGATAGTTAGTAACGATCAAGCAGATAAAACATGTTCTTTTGAATCAAGCAAACCGTTAGCCCAGGGATTTTTTCCAGCACCATTTGGGTTTTTAAATAAATTATTCGGTCAAAAGGGTGGCAATATCAGGAAAGGACTATAAAAATAAATTTGGTTCAATTCTTTCAATAATAAAAAATAATATTACAAAAATAATATTACAAAAATAATATTACTTAAATAATACTTTTATTAAAGTAATATAGGAATGGGTAAAAATAAAACTAAATCATCAAAATTTCCTTTTGTTAGTATATGTACTCCGACATTTAATCGCAGACCTTTTATACCTATAATTATCAAATGCTTTGAGAATCAAACTTATCCAAGAGATAAAATGGAATGGATTATTGTAGATGACGGTTCTGATAAGATTGAAGATTTGGTATCACATTTGCCTTATGTCCGATATTTTAAATATGATGAAAAAATGACACTAGGTAAGAAAAGAAATATTTCAAATGAGAAAGCTAAAGGTGATATTATTGTGTATATGGATGATGATGATTATTATCCACCAGAGAGAGTACAACATGCGGTAGAACGTTTACAAGAGAGTAAAGCATTATGTGCTGGTTCAAGTGCTATGTTTCTTTATTTTAAACACATAAATAAAATGTTTCAATTTGGTCCTTATGGTCCGAATCATGCAACAGCAGCAACATTCGCGTTTAAAAAAGAATTGTTACAAAAGACAAAATTTAATGAAGAATCATGTGTTGCTGAGGAGAAAAAATTTTTAAAAGATTATACAATTCCATTCGTTCAACTAGATTCAACAAAATCTATATTGGTATTTTCACATAATCATAATTCGTTTGATAAAAAAGAACTACTAAAACAACTGCCAAATCCAACTATACACGAGACTGAGTTATTACCAAAAGATTTAGTAAAGGAACCAGTTATTTTAAAGTTTTTTATGGAAGATATAGACGAGTTACTCAAAAACTATCATCCTGGTAGTCCGGATAATAAACCGGATGTAAAAAAACAATTAGCAGAATTGAAAATAGAGAGAGAGAAAAAACTCCAAGAAATGACGAAACAACAAAATGAATATCAAGATACGATAAATAAAATAACCATGATGACAAACCCTGAAATAGTTCAGCAGAAAATCAACGAACAAGCGATGATAATACAGCAATTAATATTTGAAAATAAACAATTGAAAGTACAGGTTCAATATTTAAGTAATAAAATAAAACAACTTCTTACCGAACAAATAGAACAACGTAAAGAACAAAAACGAATTGAATTATCCAATGATAGTCCAAAAGTAAATATTATATAAAACAATTTAGAGTATAAAACAAAACAATTTAGAGTATAAAACAATTTAAAGACAAATATATATTTTATGTATTAGAAATAGAGAATGTATCAAGATGATTATTTTAATCATGATGAAAATGATTACGAAAGTGATCATAATGTAGAAAATCTACTGGAAAAGGAAAAATTTAAAGATAGAGGGTATAATGTTATTTATAGAAAAGCTGTGCGACGAGACGGAAAATCATATAGTAAAAAAATTAAAATATTCACTTCTAGTGGTACAGGTAATTGTATTAGAGATGCTGAGACTGGTGAGTATTTTTCAAATATGGTAGGTTCAAAAGATGAAGATTTATTTTTTAAGATTATTTTGGCAACCGGTGAGCGTCAAAGTGCGAATGGTTATAGTACATTATTTTTCATTTCACCACAACATTATGCGAATTATTTACAATGTGAAATCGACCAAACAATTGTCTCTAATTGGGAAAAAAGGCGTGATGCTAGATTAGCTGAATTAAAAAAGTCAAAGAAAACAACGCGTGATTATTCTAGAGTTAGGTAAAAATAAACTAAATTATAGATTCATAAAAATGTTTATTTTACACCTTTTAACATTTCAAACGTCATTTTTATATAATGAAAATTATATAAAAATAATTTATTATATTTTATTATATAATTTCTTCTTCATCTATATCATCTTCATCTTCAATTTCTTTCTCTCCTGTACCCGTAGCA